CAGGCGCACTCGACACGCTTTTCAAGAATGTTGCTAAGCAGGTCGTTGCGGATCTGGGCAAGTCGTTTGATCACACGATCACGTACACCCGCAAGGCATCTCCGACTTACAACACGAGCACTGGAGCGCTAACGACGACTGACACGGATTACTCGTTTGACGTGCCAGTTGAATTTGTTGATGCTGAAGAGGAGGAAGGTCGCGAAGAGCGTAAGGCTCGCTTGTATATCACTCCTGATCAAATTGGAGACAACCAGCCTACGTTTGAAGACACGGTGACGCTGAAGTATGCAGGGTCTAACCGTGTTGCTCAGATCACGGACATTCGGACGTTCAAAGGTGATCAGGAATATCTGTATCAGCTGCTGGTAAGGTTCTGATGGCTAAACGGGTTTCTGATCAAATCAAAGATGCAACCGAAGCTTATCTTCAGCAAAGTTACAACAGGTTGATTGCTACGATTATGCGTCGTTTGGCAACGAAAAAACGGAGTCCGGTTTATACCGGATTTTTTGCTTCTAGCTGGAAAGCTGACACGTCTCCAGTTGAGGAAAGAGACAAAGTTGAGAACTTTTCCCCATGGTCAGAAATTAGAAAGCGTAAGCGTCAGGATCCCACGAGTAAGGAATACAAGATTGATCCAAGGTTTTATCCGCCGAACAAGGCTTACAACTACAAACGTCGTGTTTATATCGGCAACACTGTTGAGTATTCGATTTATGCGTTAGAAGGTGGCAAGGTTCAGCAGTTTGTGCAGGGACCAGAGATGAAAAAGCTGGTTGAAGATGCGTTTAAAGAACGCACGCCCAAGATTTCCGTCGGCAGCAGGCAGGGCATTGGGACGTTTGGCACGCAAGCTGGCAAGATTTACACTGGCTATAGCGAGCTGTAGTCATGACCTTAGTCAACGCCAGAGCAGCTTTTGAGAAAGCTGTAACCGATGCCGTAGCAGACGCAGATGACACCGTGCTGATGAAGTACGACAACGTTGCTTTTACAACGCCAGGCAAGACCAAAAAGTACATTTTGATGACTGTCAGCTTTGGGCAGTCCACGATCCAGAATCAAGGCGCAGCTCAGGACTATTACTCCGGCACAATCCAGTGCAACGTGTATGTGCCTAAATCAGCTGGTACGGCAGTGCTTTCAGCGATTAGCGAGTCTGTGATTGACGGCTTGACTTCAGTCAACGCACCTGGCTACACCGATACGTTTAGCAGTTCTCCTCGTGTGCTTGACATCGTTGGCCCAACATCGCTTGATATTGAGGATCGCTCACACTTTGTTGGTGTGATTTCTTGCGGGTTTACTGCAACCGCATAGTATAGTATTGAATAAACGCAAATCTTCGATGCGGGCTGCAGAAGTTCTTCGCAACAAGTTTGGTGTAAGCCAGCTGTATAAACATCAGGTTGAGCAAGACGGTGAAGTGGTGCTGGAGATCTACTGGCATCCGTTGACGATTGCTGAGCGCGAGTCGATTCAGAAGACTGCTGACTCTGATGAAGCCAGCGATTTTGCTCTTGGCATGATGATTCGTAAGGCGTTAGACGCTGATGGCAAGCGTCTTTTCCAGGATGGTGAAAAGGCTGTGCTGAAGAACTCTGTTGAGGCTGCAGTGCTTCAGGACATCCAACTGGCAATGCTGTCTTCTGGAACGGAGAACAAGGTGGAGGAAGCGAAGGCAGACCTCAAAAGCTAATGGCGATTGGTTCTTCCTTTATGCGTTAGCAAAGGAGCTGGGCATGACGGTTGCTCAGCTCTCGCAAACGTTGACACAGGAAGAGCTGATCGGTTGGGCTGCGTTCTTCGAGTTGAAAAACGAGCAAGAGGAGAAAGCGATCCAGAATGCCAAGACTGGCAGCAGAGCGCAAACAATGTCTAGGCGGTAGGATTGAGTGAGGTCGCCGTCTGGCCGTGGCTAATTTTGGGATCAACCTAGATCTACGGCTTAACGGTCAAAGCGCTGTTGATAGAGCAATTCGTGGCGCAAGGGCGCTCGAAGATATTGTTAGGCGCATAAATGATAAGCCGTTAAACCTTGCCAACATTGGCGGTGCGGCACGATTGGAGGGACTTGGGGACGCAAGAAAAAAAGTAATTCAACTAGCAAAAGACTTAAACAAAGGAACAAAAAGCGTAGGCAAAACGGAAGTAGCAATACGCGAAACAATTAGTGCATTTTCTGAACTAGCCGCAAATACTGAAAGAGGTACAGGCGTTTTTAATGAGTTTACCGCAGTCGTACAAAAAGCCGAAAAAGAACTAAACGACATTGCGCGTGCAACAGAAAATGCACGACGTGCTCAAAAGGGCTTGATGAGCCTTGAAGAGCGCGAGGCTCAGCTTGAAAGAAGGGCAAATTTGTTGAGAACTTTACGCACTAAGAAAAAACTAAAAGAAGAAGAGGCTAGGGCTCGCAAAAAAAATTCAGATGAAATAGATAGAGAAAACAGAAAGCTGGAAAAGCAGAGAAAGCTGAAGGAGGGAAGGCAAAATAGACAAATTGGCGATCTTGCCGCAAGTATTGGTTTTCCGCTGTTATTTGGCGGTGGTCCGGGCGCAGTAGGCGGTGGAGCGATTGGGTCCATTGTTGGAAGTCTCGCTGGAGTGGGATTTGGTGGGCAAATCCTTGGTAGTGCGATTGGCCAGCAACTTGACAAGCTTGGACAAGCTGCTCTTCAGACCGGAGAAACTTTTAACAAGCTTACTAGAAATGTAGATCAACTTATTCCGAAGTTAGGAACATCAACACAGCCTGGTTTTGCGGGTACGGCACAGTTTCTTGTTTCTCAAGGGCGAGGTTCTGAAGTTGCAACAGCCACTCTTAATGCGTTTGAAAGGGCGTATGGTCCCAGTGCAGTAAAAAGATTTGAAGAGCTTGGCCGAACTTCTAAGGAGTTCAACCAAGTTATGGCAGAGCTTGGGGTGCAACTTCAAGACTTTATTTCAGGACCTCTTCGGGGATTTTTGGAGGTAATTAAAAAAGTTACCGGAACTGGGGGCGACACTCCTCTTGAAAAATCGCGTGCTCGTGCTCAGGCCAAAGCAGATGCTTTGGATCCAAGAATTAAAGAGCTGCAAGGTTTATCCAACCCATCTTTTGGTGATCGGCAGGAATTGTCGGCTCTCCAGACCCAACGAGAGCTGCATCTTTCAGTTGTTGAAGATTACACTAGGCGAATCAACGGAGAAACTAGCAAGAATTTAACTCTAAATAAAATTCTTAACGATGTCTTGAGTCAGCAGGGCAGTATTCAGGAAAAGCAGACTGACCTTGTTCGCACTCGTTTAACGGCTCGTCGCGATGACTTTGCGCGAGCAGAAGGCGTTCTTGCTATTGAAAGGGCTGAAAACGATTTAGACAACACCAAAAAGCAATTAACAGAGGAAGAGGGCCGTAAAAACCAAGATACTCTTTTAATCCTGCAGTTAAAAAATCAGGTTAAAGAAAAAGAGGGTGTTTTAGACAGGGCGCGTCTTAATTCTGCCAATAATGTTCTCACGGTTGAGCGAGCAATCAACGCAGAAGTTTCTTCTCTTCAGCAAGCAACTATTTCGTTGTTCCAACAGCTAGGTGGAGCGCAGCTTGCAATGCTCGACATGTCAAGCTCCGAAGAGCAATCCTTCGAGCGTCGGCAAACGGGGCTTCAGTTAGAGTCGAAACTGCGTCTTAAAACCCTTGAGCTACAACGCGAGCAAGCTCTTGTTGGAAAGATTGAAGGTGAAGTTCGTGATGGAATCAACGAAAAATTTGACCTTGCAGTCAAGCTCGAAAAACGAGCAACCGAATTGCAGCTGGAGCGTAACCGTCAAGCAGAGATCTTACGTCAGAACCGAGAGCAAGAGATCAAGGACAACCGTGAGTTGTTGAAACTTGAGTCAGAACGCAACGCTAAGCTGCAAATTCGCAGCATGGACTTTGAAAGAAAGGCTGACCTTTCTACGGCAGGATTTGGATTCTTTGGTGAAAGCGAAGACTTCCGGGAGCAAACTCTTGGTCGTTCAGCTGCACAGCTTGAAGCCTATAACGAGCAGATCGGAAAGCTGCAGCAGCGCCTTCAAAAGCTTAGAGATGAAAACGTTGATCCAGATGTAATTCTGACTCAGCAATTCAAGCTAGAAGATCTTGAAGCAGTAAGGGACTCCTACGAAAAGCTTCAGCCTTCGATTGATGCTGCTGCGATAGCGCAAGCAAGATTTACAGACGCTATGGCAGTTACCGTTCCAGTAACGGACTCGCTGTTCGACAGCTTGATTGCGGTTGTCGAAGGCACGAAGACTGCAGAGCAGGCGTTTGCAGACTTCCTCCGCAGTATTGGGTCAATGCTGGTTGATGCAGCCAAGCAGATGATTGCGACATATATCGCGATCGGCATCGCCCGCATGTTTGCTGGAATGGGAGGAGGAGGCGGTCAAGTTAACATTCACGGAGCAAACGTGACCGAAGTTCTTGGCTCAGGAGATTTGTATAACCCTGCCAATAGCGTATTTGCGCGAGCAAATGGTGGACCTGTTACAACGAATCGTCCTTATATGGTCGGCGAACGTGGGCCTGAGTTGTTTGTCCCTGGAGCGCAGGGCAATATCGTTCCAAACAATGCAATGGGCAGCGCTAACGTAGTTGTGAACGTGGATGCTTCTGGTTCGTCTGTCGAAGGTGATGCTGATCAAGCCCAGCAACTTGGCAAGGCAATCGGGATTGCTGTGCAGCAGGAACTGGTGAAGCAGAAACGTCCTGGCGGTCTACTCGCAAGCTAATGGCCACCTTCCCTTCGATTACTCCAACGTATGGGCTGCAAAAACGCAGCGCACCAAACGTTCGTAAGGTGCAGTTTGGTGATGGTTATGAGGCCAGGCTGACGTATGGCATTAACCAGAATCCCAAGGTTTTCAACCTGACGTTTGAGGTGTCAGAGACTGATGCCGACACGATCGAAACGTTCTTGGATGCACGAGCTGCGGACTATGCCAGCTTCGACTTCACACCACCTGGCGAGGGCAGTGC